TGAAGAGCCAAGTGGAATGGCTGCATCATTTTTAGGTACAGACTATAGGCGTAAAGATAAAAATATAAAAAAAGAGTCTATTACAGAGAAGGAATTGAAAAAACTCGTAAGAGAAGAAATGGATGCTTTAATGGGAAATATGAATGAGAACGTTGTTACAGATGAGCAATTGGGGAGAATTGTTAGAGAAGAGGTTGACAACGTCAAATTGGTAAAAAAGTGGGAATTAACTGGACTTTTTAAAAGTCTGAATTTGTTTGAAAGTAAGTTAAGTGCTTCTCGATTTCTTGAAAGTGGAATGTCAAAGGTAATAAAATTACTACAGAAAAATAAACTAAATAAAAAACAAGCCACAAAATTGATGGAAGTTGTAATAGTTGAATCAAAACCTTTATTGAAAGAAAAAATGGTACCTGGGGATTCGGGTGCAAGAAAGGGAATAAGATATGATTTATCTGCTGGCTGGAAAGCCCAATTGGTAGAGAAGCCAGATGGTTCAGCTCAACTTAGAACTTTTGATCCAAAAGGTAGATTAGTTAATGCAACAAATCACCCATCTGTTTCAGATGCATATAGAACTTTAAAGAGTATGGTATCAATGAGTCCAGAAGATTTAATGTCTAATCTTCCATCTGTATGATATCATTCTATATGAGAAACCTTCACAAGAGATTTTAGAGTTTCATACGAAAAAAGACAAAAACCGTAAATCTCGTCGTTTTTTTAAAAATCAAATAAATAATATAAAAAAGACAGTTTATCTCATGTAATTATATTCATAATGGTTACATTTGCGAATACGGTTACACCCACACCATTTGGTATATTTGATGCAGATACAGCGTTTCAGACTGAAGCTGACAATATGGTTTTGTTTGTTAGGCGGATGCTAGGAGATGATGTTGTATCTGTTGCATTACCTAAAAGGACTATATGGGCAGCATTTGAGGAAGCTACATTACAATATAGCGAATTGGTAAATGAATATCAATTTAAGTCTCAAATTCATTTATTAAAAGGGCAACCAACAGGAAGTAATGTACAAAACCAATATCCTAGAGAAAGTGTTGATCATTTAATTCGTCAAGCTGAACCATATGCAATGGAAGCTGGATATAGTGGTTATAAACAACATGTTTCTGGTTCTATTGATTTAGTTTCAAGGCAACAAGACTATAATCTTTTAACGGATCTGAAGAATGGTGATGGAACGGCACTATTTCAGACACAAACCACGGGTTCTTTTGGAAAAATGAGAATTATGGAAGTTTTTCATTTTTCTCCTCTTGCTGCTTATAGATTTTTTGATTCAACTTCAGCTATTAATTATCTAAATAATGAGTTTAGCTTTGAAAGCTTTACTCCTGAGACAATTTTTTATGTTCTCCCTGTTTTTGAAGATTTATTGAGGGCTGGACAAATGCAATTGTCTCAAAGGGTTAGGAGATCAAATTATTCTTATGATATACGAGGATCAAGCATAAGAATATATCCAATGCCAACATTTATTGAGGGACAAACAAAAAAATTATGGATTCGTGTAATGCTTCCCCCAGATCCTTTCAACCCTTCTTATACGGACGATACGATTGATGGCATTTCTAATATTTCTGACGTACCATTTGGTAATTTGACATATACTGAAATTACTTCTATGGGAAGAAATTGGATAAGAAAATATACTTTATCGTTATGTATGGAAACTTTAGGTTATATTCGTGGAAAATTTAATACAATTCCAATTCCGGGTGGAGAAGTTACTTTAAATTATGGAGATCTTTTATCAAGTGGAAGGGACGACAAAGACAAATTAATAACAACTCTAAGAGAAACCCTTGATCAATTGACAGATCAGTCAATTGTGGAAATACAAGCCACAAAAGCTGAAAACTTGCTAAAACAACTTAGGTTGCTGCCAATGCCTAATGGTTATTTTATTAAGCCTGGCTAATTATAATAAATGGCACGATTATTTCTTACACCACGAGGTATTGATTTTTTTAATGATACTGTAAAAGAGCTAATTAAGGATGTAGCTGGACAGAAAATTTATTATTACCCGATATCAGTAACAAAAACAAAAGTCCATGAAATTTATGAAGAAAGTCCAGAAAAGATTTTTGATGATCCTTTGGAAATAGAGTGTTTTGTTAAGTGGGAAAGTCCAGAAACTTCAACAAACAGGTTTGGAATTGAATATAAAAGCAAAATAACTTGCTATGTTCAGTCAAGGGATATGATTGATAAAGAAATAAAATTAGAAGAGGGTGATTTTTTTAGTTTTGGACCTAAATTTTTTGAAGTTACATCTGTTGTTCCAGAAACCGTTGTTCATGGGCAAGTTGAATATAAAATGGGATTAATGATTAAGGGTGTTCAGGCAAGAAAAAGTCAATTTGAGAGCAAAATATTTGGACCTACTGATGAGAAATATTCAGATGATGATGCAGTTCAAAAAGACTTTGTACAACAGAGGGGTTTTGCTGATAATCGACTTGGGCCTACTGGAGATAGTCGGGATCTAGAGAAACAAGGAGTTATTGACAAAACAATAAAGAAACCGGACGAAGTTTCAACTAGGGCAAAAAGTGTAACTAATGCCAATTCGAAAAGATCGTCTTTTTATGGAGATGGAGATATATAATATTATGGGTAAAAAAAGAAGTTTACGAGAAGTATTTTTGATTGAAGAGTTAGAAACTCCTGAATTAAGAGGATATGAAAAGCCATTAAATAATGCTATGAAAAATGTATTTGATGGAATGTCAAAAGTTAGTAATATTATGTCTTATTTAGCTCAAAGATCTAAAAACCCTATGATTAAAAAGAAAGCTACTGAAAATTTGCAATGGATTTTGAAACAAGAGAAATTGTGGAATCAGATCGTTGATGAATTGGTAGTAATGGATGAAAAAATGAAGGGTGGACCAAAGCACGAATTGCCAGTAGCCCCTGGAGCTAAAAGGGTAGCCTAAATCCATTTAAAAATAATTGATTAGTCTTAGTATGTTCTGAAATAAAATCTTCTGAGAGTGGCTTGTGTGAGCTTGTGATTTTGTGTGGATTTCTTTTATTTTAAAGTTCATTTCTAATTGGCAAAGAATGCATTCCAAGAGCGTATTATATTGATAGTCTAATTTTGGTTCCATATTAATATCAAATATTTGCATTTGCCACATATTGTCATTCTTTGGACTTTTGAATATTACTCTTAGTGGTAAAAAATTTCTTGAATTAATCATTTTTACCATTAAAACATTATTTTCATTTTTAAAAAACACCTTTAGAAGGAATCTGACGAAGAAATCCTTCAATAAAGACATCATTTAATATGTATTTTTGATTCTTATCAAAACACAACAATAATTATAAATATGGCGAGACAGAGAAGAGCAGGTAGAGAACCTCTTAGTAATAGAATTTTATCTGGTTATGAGGGACTTAATATTCCAACAGATTTTAGTGTGGCACCAGTTGGAATAGAGGATGTTGATATAGCATTATTTAAATTGTTTGATGAAGTTGTTCCTATCCACGTAACACCAATAAAGAATTCTGGAGCATCTGGAAAGGTACCAGTAGTTTTTGCCTCTGGAGAGAGATTTGCTACACGGATGAGAAAAAACCCAATTAGAGATGAGAATGGACAACTTATATTGCCAATTATATCAATAGTAGGAACTGGAATTAGTCAAAAAACTCCGGTAGGACCTGAAAATAATGGTATGGGGATGGGTACTGATGTTGGAGATATTGTAATAAAAAAGAGATTATCTTCAAGCGATAGACAATATCAGTCTCTTGTTAATAAATTGTCCATACAAAATCAGGACAATGTTGATAGTGATAATAATTTTGAAAGTTCTACTAATGAAACAGGAAATTTGCCAGGAAGAGTAGCCTCTAGAAGAAGAAATGCTCCTGGACTTGGGGAGGAATTATTATCAAATAATAATTTGGGAAATAATATATTTGAAATAATAACCATTCCATTTCCTACTTTTTTTGTATGTGAATATGAAGTAACTTTATGGTCTCAATATAGAGAGCATTTAAATCAAATGATAGAAAGAATTTTTGCAAATTATGACGAACAATTAAACACATTTCAGCTTGAAACGGATAAGGGATATTGGTTTGTGGCTTATTTTGATGATAGCATTAGTGGTGATGATAATTCAGACGATTTTGCAGATGAGGAAAGGGTATTAAAATATGTTTTTAAAGTAAGGGTTCCAGCATATTCTCATGCTCAAAGAAATGATGCTGATCCAATTGCGATAAGAAGATATGTGTCTGCTCCACAAATATCATTTGGAATTTATGAGTCAAATTCAGACATAATAACATCAGAAACAAATAGTAGAAACCCAAGTGGCGATCACAACAAATTTGTTTTGAGTGACGTAGTCCCTTTAGACGTACAGGGCAATGCTAAAACGGGGCGCAATAAAGACACTTTTAAATCTGTCATAGTAAAAGATAGAATATCTGGAAAACAAACCACTAAATTTGTTAAGGTGGTGTCTAAAAATCCAAGAAATGGAGAAACAATAATAGGCGCAGACCACATAGACGATATTGCTCAGGTACTTAAAAGATGAAGTGCTTTTATCATTTGGACATCATAGTTATCTACAAGAATACTGTACTTTTTTGTAATTCAAGGAGAAATTATTAATGGCTGAACAAACTTTTAGAGCGCCAGGATATCGAGACCGAGAAATTGTATTGGTACAACCAACTCCAGGTCCCATAGGCACCCCAGCCGGAATTATTGGCACTGCTAAGCAAGGCCCAGCTTTTGTTCCGATGATTGTTGGTTCTTCTAATGATTTTGAACAAATTTTTGGTGGTCTTGATCCAAAAAAAGCAGGACCATATGCTGTAAACGAATATCTTAAGCACCAAAGCGCTGTAACATATATGAGAGTATTGGGCGGTGGTGCAAACGATACTGTTACTGATATTAACAACACTAGACTAACTGGACAAGTAAAAAATGCTGGTTTTGTAGTTACTGGAACTACTGTTGATACTCAAGACCCAAGACATCAGGGTGCGACCCAATTTATTGTTGCTCGACATGATTTGGCAACAAATGAAGCAATTGGAATGCCCTTATTTACTGATAATGATAGTTTTGTAGCCACTTCAGCTTCGGATTTCGTTAATCTTGTAAGGGCAGTAGTTCTTACTGCTAGTGGTACAAGACTAATGATATTAAATGGAGATGAAGCCACTCCAACTAACTTGGGATCAAATGTTGATGATGTAGCTTCATTGTCAAACAATGAATTTAAGTTAATTGTTTCGTCTTCAGCTAAACAAACAGTTTTAACTGCATCCCTTGATCCTGATAGTTCAAATTATATTTCAAAGATTCTTAATACTAATCCAGAAAATTTTCCATCAAAAGAGCATTTACTATATGCTGATTTTGCTGTAGATAACCAAATTGCTACTGTAGATACAAACGGAATTTCTGTAGCGGTAGTTTCGGGTTCTACTGCCACTTCTGATTCTTCTGGTAATACCACAATGCCATATAGAGACGCTTATGGACATTTTGATACCAGATACAGATCATCAAGAACTACAAACTTTATTTCACAACCTTTTGGTGATACCGAATTTGATTTGTTTTACATCGAAGCTCTCGATGATGGTGAAGAAACCAATGAAAAGTGGAAGGTTTCAATTGCTGATGTAAGAATGTCAAACGAAACTAATAATGAATATGGAACTTTTTCTGTTCTTATTCGTAGATTTGACGATACTGATCAAGTTCCAGAAATTATTGAAAGATATACAGGATGTAATTTAAACCCATTATCAGAAGATTATGTTGCTGCTAAAATTGGAGACATAAAAGCTCAATATATTTGGGATGCTGAAGATGAAGATGATAGACGGGTTGAAATTACAGGAAAATACTCCAATAAATCAAGAATCGTACGAGTTGTAATGAACGAAGCCGTAGAAAGAAGGGAAGTTCCAGCGAGAGCTTTACCATTTGGTTTCAGGGGACTTAGTGTTCTAAAAACTAATCCAGATAATGTTGACACTGGAAGTTTGGCTTCAAGCGATTCAAGGCTTGGAATTGTAGGATCAAGCGGACTTGGGCTTACAAGCTCAATTGTTCCACCAGTACCATTTAGATTTAAAGTTACAAGAGGTTCAGTTTCAACTAGTGGATTTGCTGGTAATCCTGGTTCATCAGAAGAGGTTGATGGTAGATTATATTGGGGAGTTAAATTTGAAAGAAATACTACTCCACTTAATCCAAATATAACAAAGAAACAAAACAAATTAGTTGCTTCACTAGCTAAATTGGCTGGTATTGAGAAGTTAGACGTACTTGTCACGGGCTCAACAGTCGATTCATTCAATGAAAATAAATTTACCTTAGCAAGGGTTGCATTTTCTAATGCTGCTGTTTCTGAGATTACTGGAACCGCTCAGGCACATATGAAAGAGGCGGCTTATATTAGAAATGGAAATCCAAATTTCTCTGGCTCTGTTTCGGACGGAGTTCTTACTAATAGAATAACGTTAGGTACATTAGTGGCTGAAACTGGTTCAGCTAAATTCAATAAGTTTACTACATATAATAAATTTACCAATATGATGTATGGTGGATGGGATGGACTTAATGTTCTTGATAAGAATTCGGCAAGAATGAATGACAAAGGGTCTTCAAGTGACACTGGTGGTTCAGCTGCTAGCGCATTTACTGCGCCTGGATTGTCTAATAATCCAGCCGGAACCGGTAAAAATAACAACTCTGTTGTAGCTTATAGAACAGCTGCTAAAATAATGACAGATCCATTTACAAGTCCAGCTAACTTGAGAAATGGTCCTGGAGTACAATTATTAGCAATTCCTGGAATTAGAGATAGCTTTATTACTGATTATGTAGCAGACCTTACAAAGGATTATGGATTAGCATTTTATGTTATGGATATTGCTGGTTATGACGATTCTACTACAAGGCTTTATGACATTAGTAGTGATAAGCCAGATGTGGAGAAAACAGCAGAACAATTTGACTCAAGGGCAATAAACAACAATTATTCTGCTGCTTATTTTCCTGATCTAATAATCACGGATTCAGTAAATAATAGAACAGTAAAAGTTCCACCTTCTGTTGGGGTTATGGGAGCTATTGCCTTCAATGATAAGGTAGGATTCCCATGGTTTGCTCCAGCAGGATTTAATCGTGGTTCTCTTGATTTCGTGGAAAGTATTGATGTTAGATTGAAAAAGGATGATCGTGCAACCTTACATGATGCTCGGATTAATCCAATTGCTAATTTTCCACCACAGATAAAGGTTATTTTTGGACAAAGAACATTACAACAAGCAGCTTCGGCACTTGACAGAGTTAATGTAAGAAGATTACTAATTGCTGTGAAAAGAACCGTTAGTGATGCTGCAAGAAGACTTGTGTTTGAACAACCAATTTCTGAACAAAGAGATCGGTTTGTTTCTATTGTTACTCCGATATTGTCTCTTGTACAACTTCAGGCTGGAATTGAAGGATTTAATATCATTGCTAATGATTCAAATAATTCAGCAGAAGATGAAGAAGCTAATAAAATGAATGGAATAATTGAACTAATTCCAACAAGAACAGCTGAAAAGATTTCAATTGATTTCGTTATTGATGATAGCGGAGTAACTTTTAATGAGTAAATTTAGAGATTGTTATATTTATGAGTAATAGGAGACAAGAATGGTCGAATTAAAATTGCAAAGTGCTGGGGTAAGCGTAAGAGAGATTGATCAGAGCGGTCCATCTAATGTAGATCCGGTTGGGGTCCCAGCGGGCGTAATTGGTACTGCTAATCAGGGTCCAGCATTTGTTCCTGTAACTGTTGGTTCAGTGCAGGATCTTGTTTCAGTATTTGGAGATACAGACGCTAAAGACGGAATGTTGGCAATGTTTGAGTGGTTACGCAACGCAACTGCTGGAACGTATCTTCGAGTTCTTGGTGCTGGAAAGGGAGAAAAAAGACTAACAACAGGCAACAATATTGGAAGCGTAGAAAGTGCTGGGTTTGTTGTTGGGGAAGAGCAACCAAACGATTCTGGAAATTTTGGTTCTAATACAGATGCTGTGGAAAATGGTCCACTTGGGCGAACATATTTTCTTGGTGCATATATGTCGGAATCAGCTGGCTCTACAGTTTTTTCTGATGCAGGCATTGCCATTGATTCTCCACACCCAATTGTAAGGGGTGTTTTAATGGCAGCTTCAGGGGTAGTTTTGAGGCTATCTTCAAGTTTTGTTGATTCAGCTGATCCAAGTACTTCTACAGCAGCGGTGGCAGGTGGTGGAAAAGGACACATTACAGGAACAGTAGACCTTAGTGCTGGTAAGCAGGAATTTGTTTTATTACTAAATGGACATAAAGAACTTGATCCAAGCTATCCAAATGTCATTACAGCTAGTTTTGACACTACTGCACCAAATTATTTCCCAAATATCTTGAATGAAGATCCGCTAAAATTACAAGATGCTGGATATCTACTATATACCCATTATGATATTCACACTTCACAGGCGGTATTAACCGGTACAGGAATCGCTGGTGTAACTGGTAGTTCTGACCTAATATCCGAAAGTAAAGAGCAAATTGCATTCTTGACTACAGGATCAGCTGGAAGAAATGCCGGAACTACTACAGTTCCTAACTATGAAAATTTTGAAGATAGATTCCAAGCAGCTGAAACTCCTTGGATTACTTCACAAAAGTTTGGTGGATCCACTGTAAATTTATTTAAACTAGTTTCCAGATCAGATGGGGCAGTATCTAGCGACAAGTGGAAGGTTTCTATTGAAAATGTAACTCCATCAACATCTGATACTGATTTATATGGAAAATTTGATGTTGTAGTTAGAGACTTTGGTGATAATGATGACGAAAAAGTTGTTCTTGAACAATATAGAGGGTTGTCATTAAATCCATCATCTGATCGGTTTATCGCCAAAATAATTGGTGATAAAAATATCTATTTTGATTTTGATAAAGCATTAGGATCTCAAAAACTAGTAGAAGAAGGAAGTTATCCAAATAAATCTAATAGAATTAGAGTAAAACTACCGGACGATGTTGTAAATGCGGATATTGATCAGGAATCACTTCCAGTAGGGTTCAGAGGGCCAAGGCATCTTGTAACATCAGGTTCAGATCCAATGACCGCTCCTGGTGATGCTTCTCCACTGAAGGAGACAGTGGAATATCCAATCCCACTTAGAGAGAATTTGACTGTTGGGGTTTCACCGAAACAGGTAGTAAATAAAAATTTCTATTGGGGAGTTCAATTTCAGCAGAAAACATCTCTTACTGAACCAAATAGTAGTGTAAAGCTTGACGAAACCATTAGAAGTTATACTAAATATTTTCCTAACTTCATGACCTCATTAAGGAATGTTCACGTTGGGGATAATGCTGGAACAGCAGATTCAAATGGAACTGTTCTTGATTCCGATCTTTTTAATAACAATTCTTTTAGTCTTGAAAATGTTCAGGTTGTAACCGGTTCTGATACTAAGGCTGACGTTAAGACAATTGATCAATGGACCTATGTTAGACAGGGAGGAATTTCTTCCAATGCAGCGAATAAAACCAGGGGTCTTGATGTTTCAACCGATTTGTCGGTTCCAGCAGTTAGAACTGTTGCTAAATTTAGTATATTTTTACAGGGTGGTTTTGATGGAGTTAATGTCTTCAACAAAAATGAATCAGATATGTCCAATAGGGCAATCATAGAAGAAATGTCATTTTCAGATAGAGGACAAAATAATGGTCCAACAGTTAAAACATATAAAAAGGCTCTTGAGGTTCTTGAAGAGACTTCTGATGTTGACATTAATCTTATGGCCATTCCGGGAATTAGACATAATGTAATAACTGATTCAGCTATTTTAACTGCTGAAGGTCGTTTTGATGCTTTGTATCTAATGGACGTTGAAGAGAAAGATACAGTGAATACGGTTGTTACTTCTTCTTTACAGGATGTTTCGGTCAACAATACTGTAACAGCACATTCGGCAAGAAGTCTTGATTCAAGCTTTGCTGCTGCATATTTCCCAGACGTTGTAATGACCGATCCAAGCAGTGGGGCATTAGTACAGGCTCCACCATCTGTTGTGGCTCTTGGGGCAATGGCGCTGAACGATGCTTTATCTCACCCATGGTTCGCTCCAGCCGGATTTTCTCGTGGAGTATTGTCAAGTGTTGAAAGGGCAACAGTAAGTTTGAAAAGAGATAAGTTGGACGATCTTCAAAGTGCGGATATTAATCCAATAGTTTCTTTTCCAGGTGGTCCAGGAGTTACAATTTGGGGACAGAATACTCTCCTATCAGAAGCTAATAGTCTTGAGAAGGTTAATGTAAGAAGAATGCTTTTGGACGTTAGAAGAAAGGTTCGAGAAGTTGGGCGAACTTTCTTATTTGAGCCAAATAGAGAAGAAACTCTTGAAAGATTCTCAAATCAAGTAAGACCTATTTTGAGAAGAATTCAAGAACAGGCCGGAATTGATAAATTTAGAGTTTTGATTAATACGGAGACAACAACACAAGCTGACGTTGATAATAATGTCATTAGGGGACAAATCGTACTTAAACCGGTAAGATCTCTTGAGTTTATTTCATTAGACTTTGTTGTAAATAATCAAGGAGCTGAAATTCAATAAGTTTGTTTGGGTAATATTTTATATTATATGATAGTTAGTTAATAATAGCGGAGTTTTTTATTATGGTTGAAACACTTGGAGTTACTGATATGTTGGCTAATCGATATGAGCCAAAAAGAAAATATCGATGGATTTTTCAAATTGAAGGAATTGATGCTTATTTGATGAAAACAGCAGCAAGGCCACATATTACTCATGAAAAAATAACAATTGATTATATCAATGATAAAAGATGGCTCGCTGGAAAAAGGAGTTTTGATACAGTATCAGTAACAATGTATGATGCTATTTCACCATCAGGAGCACAACAATTGATGGAATGGCTAAGGTTGACAAGCGAAGCAGTATCGGGACGAGATGGTTATGCCGATTTTTATAAAAGAAATATTCAAATGAAATTGCTTGATCCAATGGGCAATGTTGTAGAACTGTGGGACGGAAGGGGAGCTTGGGTCGAAGATGCTAATTTCAACGATTTAGACTATTCATCGAGTGATGCTCAAGATATTGCTTTAGTTATCCAAGCCGATAAGTGGATTTTGCAATATTAATATATTTTTAGTTTCTATAATCTCCTTGAATTGATTTAAGGAGATTATTTATTTTAAGATGAGAGAAACGCTAAAAAAAATTGTTAGGTTTGTTATAAAAGAACAGAATAATTTACAGGAAAAAATATCAAATGCTATTGACGAATCTGGCTTAGCTATTGATGAATATGGTTGGAGCATATATAAATTTGAAGAAATGGGTCCAGCCACATATAGTATAATAATACAAAGAAAAGACGCTCATCTACCAGGAAGAAGAGAGGTCTCTATAAAAAACAGCGTTTTGAGAGGACTTAAAAATTTGTTGGATGGTGCTTGGTCTCGTATTGGATTATCCCCTGAAAGTATTGATATGAAAGATGTTGGAAATGGAATGGTGAGGGGGATTATTGTACTACCAGAGAAAGAATCTTATATAAAATGGGAAATTCCATAATTTTTGTTTTTGATATAGTTAGAATTGTTGAGTCATTAAAGTAAAAGATTTAACAGATTATATTCAATATTATAGAATGTATAGTAGGTCTATAATTTATTGTTTAATAAGGATTTTTGTATATGGAAAATGAAGAACGACAAGAAAAAAATGCAGTAGCTTTTGGCGGATCTCCTCCGGTAAATAAAGTGACTAGTGAAGAGGAAGAGATTCCTTATGAGGACATTCCATTACCATCAAATGGTGTTATATATGAATCTGGCACTTCATTACACAAAAGAGAATCTCTCCCAGTAAAAGTTATGACAGCAGAAGAAGAAAACATTCTTACTAATCCAGCATATATGAAAAGAGGAACAGTATTAGAAGAGCTTGTTAGTTCTTGTGTTTTAGATAAAACAGTAAATCATGCTGACTTAATTGCAGGAGATCATAATGCTCTTTTGGTTGGTTTGAGAATTATTGGATATGGTTCTGAGTATCCTGGAAGAGTTGAGTGTTCTTCTTGTGGAGAGATATATGAACATACCTTCAGATTAGACGAATTGGAACTTAAAAGATTAAAAATAAGTCCCGTAGAGGTAGGAAAAAATTTATTTGAATATACACTTCCTGTTTCTAAAGAGAAGGTTATTTTCAAATTTTTGACAGTTAAAGATCAGGACGATATATCAACAGCAAAAGAAAGAATGCGCAAAATCCTTGGAAAAAGCCGAAAAGAAGAAAATGTAACTGATAAATTGAGATATTCTATTGTAAAAATTGGTAACATTGAGAATAAAATACAATTAGAAAAGAAGATAAGAAGAATGAGAGCTATGGATTCCTCTGCACTTAGAAGATATATGCAAGATAATGAACCAGGTATTGATATGAAACAATCAGTTGAATGTCCTGAATGTACTCATGTAGAGGAGGTTGTGATGCCGTTAGGCATCGACTTTCTTTATCCAAATGCCACCGAATAAAGAAATATTTTGGGAGCCAATTTTTTTATTAATGGAATATGGACATTTTTCGTATACAGAAGCCTATAAATTGCCGATCAATGCGAGAAGATGGTTTTTGGACAGAATAGCGAAAGAAAGAAAAAAACAAAATAGTGACGAAAACAACCCAGAAGATAACGATTCTGAAAATTCTGACAAAAAACCAAAAAATAACCCCATTTATGAAAATATGAAGCAAATTAACTTTTGACATTAGGCATATTTATTTCGTAGGAGAACAATAATGCCCATATCAAGTGAATTTCCATTTTTAATGGTTGAGGATCGCAAAGAGTCTTTAGAAGAATCTAAAAAAGACAAAAAAAACAATTTAATTGAAGAAGGAATTCAATTAAGCACTACAGGAAAGATATTTTTAGGTGGATTAGCTGCTTGGATGGTGGGTAAAGCCTCTAACTTGAGAGTTCGTGGTACTCAACAGGAAGTTACAGCTATTGCGAATGCTCTTAGATCCTCGAGAAGGTTTCAGGATGAATTAAAAAAGCCTGGAGCAACTGTAAAAAGTGTAATGAATTTACTAAACCTTTCAAGACTTAAGGGAAGAGAATTTGAAAGGGTTCTTGGAATACCCTGGCCCCTTAAGTAATATTTTTTATTTTTAACAGATAATAAACAGTAAACAGACGAGTGTAATAATAGATGGCAGTAGACAATCTAAAGCTTCAGCAACAGATTAATGAGGCAATGAGGGAAAGGCAAAAGCTTTTAGAAAAACAAACTAAAGAGCTTGAGAGTCAATCTGATATGGCTGAACGGATTAGGGAGTCAATTTCTAAAATTAATTTTCCTGATGATTCTACAAAACAAACGAGAGACTTTAATAAATCGGTACAGGAAGGAACTGAAAAGATTGAGGAGCAAAAAGATCTTCACGAAGAATTAGAAGAAAAAATTAGAGAATCTTTTGAGACTAGTACGATTTCTGATTGGGTTGAGTCATTAGAACAAGCAAATAGAGAGACAAGCACTTTAGCTGTTGGGTGGGGAGCGTTTGCTTCTGGAATGTTTGAGACTGGTGGATTTATTGGAAAAACACTTAAAACAATTATTGGTCTTGCGGGAGAGTTGGCTGGTACTGTTTTTAGTATTGGTAAAGCTATTTTGGCTATACCAATTAAAATATTTAATGGACTTGTAGATATTGCCAATTCTTTTCATGGCGGAACGCAGCTAATGCAAGCGTTTGAGGATATCAGAAAACAATTTGGTGATTTCCGAACAGGTGTATCAAAGGATGTAATTGGGGCTTCACGACAATTGAGGGGGTCTCTTGAAGGTACTGGACTTAGATCGTATAGGGTTTTTGGTCTTTTATATGAAAGACTAAATTTAGTTAGAGAGTTAATGACGGACATGGGGGCAGTGGCTCACCAATTTAGTGGTGAAATTTATAGAAATGCTGAAGCTGTTTTGCAATTCCAAAAGGGGTTGGGAATGACAAATGAGGCAATGGGCGCCATGGCTATATTTGCCAATAAACATTTTACAACATTAGCTGATTCACAAAGAATGGTTGCAAACCAATCTCTTCAAATGGGAAAGAGGTTTGGAATTGATCAAAAAGTGATCGCTAGAGACATATCGGAAATGGTTTTAGATTTTAAAACGTTTGGAAGTGTTGGAACCAAACAAATGGCATCATTATCGGTTTTTGCGAGAAAATTAGGTGCAGATTTCAAAGAGCTTCTTGGCATTGTTGATAAGTTTGATAATTTTGAAGATGCAGCTGAAAGTGCTGCAAAATTAGCTCAATCATTTGGACTCAATATTGATGCTTTTGAAATGATGAAAGCTCAAGATCCTGGAGAAAGAATTGACATGTTACGTAAGTCATTTTTTGATGCTGGAAAAAGCATTGAAGGAATGACAAGGCAAGAAAGAAATTTATTAGCACAAACTACTGGATTAGAGGGAGCTTCTCTTGAAGCTACATTTGCAGCCAAAAATCAAGCATTAAGTTATCAAGAAGTGCAGAATGCTTCTGCGGATGCTGAAAAATCACAATTAAGTCAAGCTGAAGCTTTGAAAGGTTTGACTAATTCAATTGAGAGATTAGTAAAGCAAGGAAATAGACAAGGTGGGTTTTTTCAAAGATTCATGATGGGATTTAGAAAAGGTCTTTTTTGGACTAGAGACTTTTGGAAGATGATTAGAAACATTAAAAGATCTTTATGGGCTGCCGAAAGGGCTGGTCGAAGAGTTGGTCGTGCTTTTGCAAAATTATTCCCTGGTGTTGCTACTGCTTTAGAGGGACTTAAAGAATTCTTTGCAACCATGAAAGGTTCAAGGGACTTTATGAATATTGGTCCTTTTCAAGAATTTGTAAATGACTTTAGACAACTATTTTCAGATCTTGGAGATCCAAAATTGGCTTCAAATGCTTTAGGTAGGTTCTTTGAAAACTTACGAAAATCATTCAAAATGTTAATAGGAAAGGAAACAACTCCAGCAGGAAAGATAGTTTCTGGATTTAAAAGGATATTTAAGGCGATCGGAAGTATCGCGTTACAGGGATTACGACTAATAATGGATCAATTCACTTTCTGGATAAAAAAAATAACAAAAGTTGTATTAGATCCAGCACCATTTACAGATGCTTTTATGAAAATTTTTGGAGAGGCAAAAGATGGTTCAAAAACAATGGTTGGAAAACTTATTGATGCAATTAAAGAAGCTTTGGGAAAATCTTGGGGTGCTCTTGTTGATGCTACACAAACTTTGTTCGGTATATTGTGGAATAAGGTTAAGAAGTTCGCAATAAAAAAATGGAATGAGATAACAGACAATCAGGGTATATGGGGCTTGATAAAGAAGGGAATGAAATTTCTTGCTTTTGATGAAGTGGGACAAATAATATCTTTAATATTATTTGGTCCATCTATTATAAAAGCTGTCATAGCTTCAGGAATACACATGATGTCAAAAGTTGCTTTGGGAATAGGGTCTCATGTCTTAAAGTCTAAAACAGGATCAAAAATTGGAGAAGTCGTTGGAGAGAATATGAATGATGGGATTCTTAAAAAGATAACAAACTCTTCTATGGCTAAGAAAATAACTGATTCATTTTCTGGTATAGCAAAAAAGACTGGTGGAAAATTTCTTATGGCAGGTAAATCAATAGGGTCATTATTATTTAGGGGACTAACAGCTATTTTGGGAACTCTTGGTGCTACGATAGCATCGGCTATTGGTGTTGGGTTGGCGGCTTATTTTGGAACCTCTTGGTTACTTGAAGCAACTGGGCTTGATAAGCAAATTGATAAGTTGGTTGGGTGGATTACTGGACAAACAGAAAATTTAAGAAAAAATGTAAATGATGCCATTTCTAAAATGCAAGCTGGAATGCCTGATTTTATTTCAAAACAAGCATCAATTGTAAAAAATCAAGAATTGTCTAATGCATTAAGAAGTAAAGAAAAGGATGCATTGAGTGGAATTCAAAGTGTTCTTAATACAAACATTGATTTATCTTTAAAGGATAGAAAAATAGCCTTACAAGCAGTCCGATTCAAACAAGACCAGCTTAAAGCCGAATTAAGCAGACAGATTGTAGAGAGAGAAGGAATCAAGCTTGGTCGTGGTGGAAAGGCAAGTGCTGAAGATCGTATAAAAATTGAAGAAAGAATAAATGAAGAGCTTAGGAAGCGCGGAACTGTTTTAATGGACGTTAATAGTGAGCTTAAAAATATTGCAAGAGAAGAAGAAAAGAAAAAGAATTTAGAATCATTAGGAAAGAAACCTGTAGCAAAAGGGAAAGAGTTTGGATCTGAAGGGTCTGGATTGTCCGATAAGGCAAAAAGGGTTGCTGATATTTCCAATTCAATGAAAACGATTGAGGGAGCAAAATTTAATAAAGAAAAAGTAGTAAAAAGAATAGGAGATGTAGAGGCAACGATTAATAGTATTGCTCAACAGGTATCAGTGTTTGCTGGTGACGCATCTGCACTAGAGGCTCCAGTTGTGAAAGGAATTACGAATATGGTGACTATAGCCAATGAAGTTTCAGAACAATTGAGCAATTTAAAGGCGCTAAATGCTTCTGTTAAGCTTAGAGAATTGGGAAAAGCGCTTGGGATGGGTGCTACTGAAGAGTTTACAATAAAACAGGGTCAAATTCATCAACATTTTCATATTAATGTTTCAATGGATGCAAAAAAGGTAGCTGATGCTACTTTAGAGACTGGTAGAGTTGCTGCTGGGCCAAGGATGCAAAAATGACAGATTTATACAGACAACTACTTAATGATAACAAATATAAAGAAATAATAGAGGGATTATCAGAAAAAGAAAGAGAAGTAGTAGAAGAGCAAATGAAAAGATTTATGGAAACTTTAGAAAGTGGATTATTAAATCCATTATCAACTGCACTTGGCAATGCCAGAGTTTCAGAAGAATTGAAAAAAATATATTCAAAAAAGACATTAGGAGATTTTATTAAGAGAGGTGGCTAGAGATATTGACATAAACGGCGTTGATGCTGTTCTTGAGGGTAGTGGACCTGAAGGTCTTCTTAGAGAAGGAGATGATTTTCATGAAACAACTAAAAAAACTATTGGGGATTATCTTAGTTGTTTAACGAAAGAAGGAAATAATAGATTTGTTCTCAAAGAAGGGTCAAAAAAATCAACATTAGATACGTTCTCACAACCACAAAATGGAGCCAAAGAATCATTTGCTCCTAATGACCACCACTTAAATGGTATTTCTGATAGTGGGTTAGTTTTCAAGCCTTCAGTTTCGGATTTTGTTGAAAAAGGTAAGGATGGTCACGATACTTTACGAAAGATTTCAGGAAATACAAATAAAAACGGCTCAAATACTGCCCCCCTTCCCAAGGGAAAGATTCAAAGAGCAGTATCTTCTGTTTTGACAAATAATAGATTTAACCCATCAGGTGAAAGTCCCTATGTTTCTGAAGGGGAAGCACCTGACGTGGTTGCAGTTGAGCAAAACCAACTTGGTGTTTATAACCCTAAAGGAAAAGATATAACATTTGAACAATTGTCCAAAGTTTCCAAATCTATGGCAATAAAAGCTGTTGGAAATTTTCTTGAAGGAGATCCAGATGACTTTGTATCAGGTGTTGGCTCTCTTATTCCGGGAGAAGCACAATTGGGAGCAACAAAATTATCTTCACAAGATATGTATGCTGAAAATGCTTTTGGAGCCCCTAGCAAATCAAGACTAGAAGGAGATCTAAAAGAAAATAAGGGAATGGGATCATGGGGGCAATTGAACAATTATGCAGAACCTTTTGATGGGTTTGCTCCCTTAAGCATGCTTGCGTTGAGTGGAATTCTAATTGTTTCTCTTAGAATTGTTGCTGCTTCATTAGTTTCTTTATTAAGTTTAGTTGTTAGTCCAAACAGTGAAAAAAATTCAATTCCCCCAAGAGGACCATTTATTTTGGGGGAGTTTGGAAGACCAGATCTAAATGGACCTTTTACACTAAAGAGTATAGGAATACAGCCAACAGAAAGGGACTTTTTATCTGCTGTTGATAAGGGAATTGACATTTTTTTAAGGTTTGATTTTCAATCTCCTGGATATTATGTTACGATAATTAGATCAATAATCAGAGGTGGAAACCTTATCGTAAATGACGTAAAGGATGCATTTAGTTTTAGGAATAGAAACCCATTAGAGATTGCTCAATCAGTAGTTGGTATAGTGGACACCCTTAAGGGGTCAAAAGTTATTTCTTTTCTTAATGTAATGGCTCAAATAGGTGATAAAGCATTAGAGGTTGAATCGCAGGGATTTGAATCTGGTGATAAAGAGATCTCCACTATTGACAAGCTTGTTGATAATGCAGCAACAAGAGTTATGAAAAGTAGGCGTGGTGATATGAAATTATCTTGGCAAAATTCTGGACCACCATCAAAATACTTATTTCCATCAACGATTCAAAAATTAGATAAAATGATGAATGGTATAACTGACGCAAAAGCGTTAGGAGCTATTGCTGGATTAAATGGTCGCGCATCTAATAGTGACGAGATAAAAAATAATAGAATTGATCCATTAGTTGTACAAAAGCTAGAAGACGAATTGGACGCTGAATATGTTCCGTTTTATTTTCATGATCTTAGGACTAATGAAATAGTTTCTTTTCCCGCCTTTTTAACTGCATTGGACGACAATTATTCGGCAAATTATAATTCTTCTGAACCTTATGGAAGGGTCGACCCAATACAAATCTATAAGAATACTGTTAGGACATTAACTGTTGGTTTTAAGGCAGTAGCAACAAATAAAGAAGACTTTGACGAAATGTGGTGGAAGATAAATCACTTATCTTCTTATATGTATCCTCAATGGTCTCAGGGTCAACAGGTTTTGTCAAGAAATGTTGAGGGAAATAAAAAATTCATACAGCCATTTTCACAAATACCAAAAGCCTCTCCTTTGATAAGGATAAGAATCGGTGATGTTATTAAGTCAAATTATTCTAAATTTAATCTTGCAAGAATATTTGGTTTTGGAACAGACAAAAATGATATTGCAATAATTGAAGATGACTTGAGTGAATTACAAGATCTTAAGAAAAAAATTGAAGCAGAAAAAATTAGAATGTCTACTGATCCTTCAAACGAACCCTCAGGACATACCGGAAGATCTGGATATCGTTCTGGGGATGTTGCTATGTTGATGCCCAAAATACACAAGGGGTATGTTGAAGCAACATTTGCTTCCGGTAAGGCTGGAATTATTGCTCGTGGAATAATTGGAAGAATTTCTAATGGAAGGATTGGGAATTTAGAATCAAGAAGATTAAGAATAACAGCAGCAACAAGAGTAAGGATTGTAAAAAGCCCTTCAGATGATAGGGGACTTTTAGTAAATTATGGTGGTAAGCCGATAACATATTATACCGTTGAGGTAATAAATCCCGGAGGAGACGAACAGCAGGGTAATTGGTTAGTTACTCATCAGGACTTGTATCCCGATCTAAAGTCTTTAGCTACAGCTGTTCGTGGTGGAATTCCAGATGAAGAAATTGATTCATTGGATGATAGATTAGACATAATCTCTGAATTTATGTCAGATAGTGAAAATTCAATAGTAAAATCATTTAATTCAACAAGAGGAAGAGGTCTCGCTGGTGTGATAAATACTTTATCGTTTCCCGAAATGAATGCTTCTGTATGGGAGACAACAGAACATGGTTCTAGGGCTCCAAAAATAATACAAGTTAATTTAACATTTAGTGTTATACACGATATTTCTCCTGGACTTGATAATGAAGGATTTAATAGGGCACCTATTTATCCTGTTGGTCAAGTATCAAAATTGATTTCGGGTGATGCTTATGATTTTGATGGATCAGAGAAGTTTGAATTTGATCACGCTAAAGCTTCTACAAGTATAGGTAAGGGAGTATAAAATAAATGGCAAGAAGATATGGAAGAGCACCAATTTTGCGTGCTGGGAAAATGTTGGGAACAACAAATTCAACTCGAATTGTTAGAGAAGGTGTTGAAGATGGACGAATTAGGTTAAAAGAAACTAGGAAATTAAGGGGTGGAGAAAGGCTTGATAGTATTGCTGGTAAAGAATATGGTCGTTCTGATTATTATTGGATAATAGCTGCTGCTAGTAAAATTGGTTGGTCTTTACAGGTTCCCCCTGGTACCGAAATAAAAATCCCTATACTTGAAGATGTTGAGGAGGCTGTTGGATAATGCCGTCTCCCCAACTAAAGAATGCTGTTGAGGAGCTTTCAAGATATTTTGCCTTATATTCATTAAGAGATGTTGTTGGGGCGGATTTGGCTTTAGCTGGATTGCCCGAACAAGACATTGGCAGTGGTCAATCTAAAATAATAGAAAATAATATTTCCTTAATTGTTGATGACACTAATTCTCTTAATATAATTGGACAAAAAATTGTTGATGCTCAAACTGGCGGAAAATTTACAAGAGAGATTATAGACGAAATAACATTGTTGTTTGGAGAGGAAGTTGTTGCTGAAGAGAGAAAAGAATTTTTGAATAGAATTCCTATTATTTATCAAGAAAATTTCTTTTTTCCTAATTTGCCAACCATAAAACAAATACTTGGTTCAAGGGGAGATGAAATAAATAATTCACCCAATTTGCCGTCTAGAGACAGTCCATCTTTAGCGGTTTATAACATTAATACAATTAGGGTAAATCCTGCCAGTAGAAACACTGGTGCTGCAACTATATTTTTAAATTCAGTTCCAACGATAGAGCTTAGCAGGTGTGTTCCTTATTTGAATGTTCAGTTTCAAATTATAAGACCACCAACTGACATATCGGGAAGACCACTTACAATGAGTTTAATAAAGTTTCTTGATGGTGCTAATAATCTTGAAAATAATAGTGTAAACAATTCTATTCATACAGCTCAACCAACTAACATTGAAGCTAGGTCAGATAAAGATGAACAGGGAAACGTTATAGTCGGGGGGGCTACTGGATTTTCGGGAATGGAATTGTTTACCTCTCCACAAACACTAGTGAATGCTGACCCGGACAATAGTGAACTTTCAAGAGTTTCTCCTGTTATTGATAAATTCAGGCCATTTATGTCAATTGAAGAGTTTGAGGTTCAAGTCGTGCCAACAACGGGTGTTATGAGCTATAAAACAGCTACAATGAAGATTATATTACATGACAGATCAAGATTGTCTGAAATTGCAGAATTTATTAAGCCAGACATGACAGGGTTTCATAATATTGAAATGCTTATTGAATATGGCTGGTCTCATCCCGATTTGCAAAGTCCTTATGGGAAATTTTTGAATTCCATGCGAAAGAAAGAAAAATATAGTATAAGGAACCACAAGGCAAGAATAACAAATGATGGACAGGTAGAAATAGAACTTGAGTTATATATGAAGGGAGCCCTTGATTCATATAACACAACAATAAATGATGGAGGACAAGTTGGAAAGACCCAACAACAGGTTGTAAATTTACAAAAAAGGATATCTGAATTAAAAAGTAGGTTATACAATAAACAATCAACTTTTGTAAAAGAATTGAGAGGAACTCAAATTTTAAGTGCAGCAAGTGATATATCAAGCAATCTGTCATTATCTAGAGACCTAAGGAAGGAATTGAGAAAAAACCTTTCTTCCCTTGAGAATGTTCCAGGAGATGACGCTAGAGAACTAAAGAGAATGTTACAGGATCTATATGGGAAGGACGGAAAGGACGGGTTAGCTTCAGGGCTATTAAAGACAATAGCTGAAGAGTTTCAGGAAAGAATGAAGTTGGTTACAGATGGAAAAACAGTTCCTGAAGGTCAAAGGACCCCGGATCCTTGGATTCACGGACTTGAAGATAGGGTAGAAGAATTTGATCTTGCAAATAACTTTAGAAAAAGTGATTATGTTTCCTTTGGAAAGTTAGCCACTCTTTTTATTGGACAACCATTAGCAGCATCAAAAAAGTTTGATGAAGTACAATTATTGTTTTATCCGTTTAATGATGGTGCTGGTTTTGCAAGGCACTTAAATATTTCTAGTTTTTCAATAGAAATATCAAGATTCGAAAGAAAGTTTGCAAAGATTAGAGATAGTAAAAGAACTATTGATTTGTCCATTAGAGACTTTGTTCAATTTATGACAAATAATTTTTTTGATGATCCTGCTTCTCTTGATTATGGAATGAGAAGATTTTATACCTATGAAAAAAATAAAAAAACAGGAAGTAAAGAACCAAGGTCACTAATAAGAAAATCTAAAGGGCAGAAAAAAACAGACTTAAGAGACGAATATGAAGAAAGAATAAGAGAGTCCGGTGTTCCAAACGGAACATTTAAAATGGCTCATTTAGATGTTTATTTTGAATGTGTTCCATCTGAAACGCTTGAGGGTTCTAAAAATTCAAATGATCATAGATCAATATTAAGAATTCACTTTTTTGATCGTGTTGCTACTCCGTTTTCTTCATTAGGTGATTTACTAAGAGCACTTAGAGACGAAGACATAGGGTCAATAACAAGAAGTAATGTAAAAGAGGGAGAGGGAAATACGTCTGATCATGAAGAGGTAGCTAAAAAAATAATTCAACAAGCTAAAAGCATGGGGCTTATTGAGGCTGATTTTGTAGATGGATCTGGATCTTCATATAGACTTGTTGGTGGTCCAAGAAAAGTTAAAGAATTTATTTCAAATACAATGCCAAGTATAATTTTTTCTTCTAATGGAACCGCCGTAAATGAGGCTGGGTTAAAAACTATGCATGATCCAAGACTTGGTACTGTTAATATGTTACGTTCTGGGGATGCTTCGCCACTAACACCATCGGGTGCAGGGCAGGGAGGAATTCCGCTATGGGTTCATCCTGCACAAATGGATATGGAAATTTTTGGTTGTCCAATTATTGAGTTTATGCAAAGTTATTTTGTTGATTTTCAAACTTACACAACGTTTGACAACATTTATAATGTTACAAAATTAACTCACAGATTTAGAGCTGGAGAATTTAATACAAGTATTTCATTTACTCCTGCTGACGCATACCCGACCTATAGGGCATTAAGTGATAAAATTGCCGGTGCAAATAGCATTTTAAGTAAAATAGTTTCTGATGATAATACAGACGTTTCAACAGGAAATGTTTAAAGAATAAAAAGTGTGATAAAATTTTACTTGTGAATTTAACAGATCACCCCAGATGGAAAGAGTGTTTAATTAATGAGTGGCACTACGCAATAGGTGGTAACCCTAAAGACTTTTCTCACGGATCAAGCAAAAAGGTTTGGTGGAAATGTTACAAGTATAAACATGAGTGGAAAGCGAGTATAAACAAAAGAATTAATGGAAGAAATTGTCCTTTTTGTTCGGGAAAGAAAGTTTTAGAAGGATATAATGACTTAAAAACAACTCACTCTGAACTTTGTGAAGAGTGGAATTGTGATAAAAATAAAAAAGGACCTGAATGTTATTCGGCAGGTTCTAACAAGAAAGTTGGATGGAAATGTAAAAAGTATCATGAATGGGATGCAAGAGTATCAGATAGGACAATAAAAAAAGTTGGTTGTCCCTATTGTCGGGGAAGATATCCGATTATTGGGAAAACAGATCTAAAAACAATTTATCCTGAACTTTGTGAAGAATGGAATTATGAAAAAAATAAATATGGACCAGAATTTTACTCTGTTTTCTCTAATAAAAAAGTTTGGTGGAAATGTAAAGAAGGTCATGAGTGGAAAACTAGTATAAGTCATATTTCGTCTGGTAGTAGATGTCCTTATTGTTCGGGATTTAAAGTATTAAAAGGATTTAATGACTTAAAAACAATTAATCCAAAATTGTGTAAAGAATGGAATTATGTAAAGAACAATAAAGGACCTGAATACTATCCAAAATGTTCTGGTAAAAAGGTTTGGTGGATATGTACAAAAAATCATGAATGGAATTCTTCTATAAATAATAGGGTTTATGGAAACTCTTGTCCAGAGTGCTCTAAAGGTTCAAACAAAAAAGAAAAAATAATAAAAAAAATAATATTAAAAAATGTTTTATCAAACAACTTAAAAATAAGTCCACATTATTTTCTTAAGTGTTCAGCTTTTAGTAAAGATGGTGAACGAATTAGAAAATATTTGTTTATTGATTTTAAAATTACATTAAACAAAAAAATTAAAATATTTGTTGAATATAATGGAGAACAACATTATAAAGAACACTACTTTTTTCACAAGGAAAAAGGTACATTTAAGAAGCAACAACAACGAGATCAATGGTTGAGGAATTATTGTAAACAAAACAACATTATCTTAATAGAAATTGATGGTAGAAAATATAAAACTAGGCAAGAAATTGAGCCTTATTTACTAAAAGAGGTGTTATGTAAAATAATTCAATTTAATAAAAGAAATAAGACATTATAATAACGTGATATACTTTTTATGTAATGAATGAGGTTGATAAAAAAAAATTTAAAAACTACTCATCCAGAACTTTGTAAAGAATGGGACTATGATAAAAATAAAAAGGGTCTTGAGTATTATACAAAAGGTTCTAACAAGAAAGTTGGATGGAAATGTACAGAAGGTCATGAATGGGAAGCAATAATAAAAAACAGATCAAAAGGAATGGGTTGTCCTTATTGTTCTGGAAACAAAGTTTTAGAAAGGTATAATGATTTAAAAACAATTAACCCAAAATTGTGTAAAGAATGGGATTACGTAAAAAACAAAAAAGGACCTGAATGTTATTCGGTAGGTTCTACGAAGAAAGTTTGGTGGAAATGTACAGAAGGTCATGAATGGGAAGCAATAATAGCTAGTAGATCAAATGGATGCTGTTGTCCTTATTGTTCTGGAAACAAAGTTTTAGAAGGGTATAATGACTTAAAAACAACTCACTCTGAACTTTGTGAAGAGTGGAATTATGATAAAAATAAAAAAAGACCTGAATGTTATTCGGCAGGTTCTACGAAGAAAGTTTGGTGGAAATGTAAAAAAGATCATGAATGGGAATCAATAATAAACAAAAGAACAAAGGGAATAGGTTGTCCTTATTGTTCTGGACAAAAGACACTAAAAGGATATAATGATTTAAAAACCACGAATTCTGAACTTTGTAAAGAATGGAACTGTGATAAAAACGAAAAAGGATCTGAGTGTTATTCGGCAGGTTCTGGCAAGAAAGTTTGGTGGAAATGTACAGAAGATCATGAGTGGAAAGCAACAATAAACAAAAGAACAAATGGAAGTGGTTGTCCAAAATGTCTTTATAAGTCTCAAACAATAACAGAAAAAATATTAAAAGAAAATTTTCCTAATAAAGAGATAGTTTCACAACATAGACTAAAAAAACCAATAACGAATGAATTTGGAGAGACAATTCAAAAATCAGTAGAAATTGATTTTAAAATTACATTAAACAAAAAAATTAAAATATTTGTTGAATATAATGGAGAACAACACTATAAAGAAACTTCGTTTTTTCACAGGGAAAAAGGAAGGTTTGAACAGCAACAACAACGAGATAGGTGGTTGAGGAATTATTGTAAAGAAAACAACATTATCTTAATAGAAATTGATGGTAGAAAATATAAAACGGAGGAAGAAATTGAGCCTTATTTATTAAAAGAAATGTTATTTGAGATCATTCAATTTAATAAAAGAAATAAGACATTATAATGGTGTGATATACTTTTTATATTGTGATAAAAATATTTTATGGTGATTGTTTAAAATTATTAAAGTCTATAGAGAATGACTGTGTTGATGCTGTTATTGTAGATCTCCCATATGGAACAAGTCAAAATAAATGGGACATCATTATTCCTTTTGATCCTTTGTGGAAAGAGTTTTACAGAATTGGTAAAAATGATTGTCCTTTTATTTTTACTGCTACACAACCATTTACTTCAATGCTGGTATCGTCAAACATTAGAGATTTCAGATATGAGATAATCTGGGAAAAAACAATTGGTTCTGGACAATTAAATATAAAAAGACAACCACTAAGGGTTCATGAGTCTATTTTAGTTTTTTATAGAAAACAACCTACATACAATGAACAAAAAACAAAAGGAAGCCCATATAAAATAAGTAGAAAAGCTCTAAAAGAACAAGGTTACGGAAAACAAAGAGAAAACAAAAAAGAAAATGACGGATATAGACATGCTAGATCCGTCATAAGGGTATCTAATCCAAGAATAAAAAATGGACACCCAACACAAAAGCCATTAGAGCTTATGAAATATATTGTAAGAACTTATACGAATGAAGGAGATATGGTTTTAGATTGTTGTATGGGATCAGGAACTACTGGAAAAGCATGTAAAGAATTGAATAGGGACTTTATGGGAATTGAAAACGATAAAGAATGGTATTATAGGTGTTTATCTTCCCTTATAGATCTCAAGAAACCTTCTAAGTGAAGGAGTTGTATGTTGTATTAGTTTTCTGGATACTGAGGAGTCTCCATAATTTTCAATCCACCTATTAAAGTCTTTACCATTTACGTCTAACCTAACAGTTTTTTCTTCACTGTCTGAATGTGATTTTGAAACCTTTCTTGTTTGTTCAAGTTCATATTCCATTTCTTCTTTGGTTAGAGAAAATGATAAAATAGAAATTTTATTATTGTTTTTTATATTAAACCAAATAAGAATATATCTTTCAAGATCATCTATGAAATTTCTTATTTGAAGATAATCTAATGTTTTTAGTTCATCTTCAAATGTAATTCTGTGTTTAATTTCAACAGTTTCACCTGTAAAAATGTCATATGCATCACCAAATGGACTAAAATTTCCAAGAGTAGAAAATCCCATAGAATATGAAATGAATTTCTCTATTTCAGTGGAAACTAGTTGTGGAGATGTTGTTTTGTTTAGATAAACTAAATTTGGAAGTCTTTTATTGACCACTTCACTATTTTTGTTTTCATGAAATCTTTTTCTTATATTCTTTATTTGTTTAGACAGTTTTTGTAATGTATTAGTATTAAGCATGTACTGATGTTCTCATCATCTGTATAAAAAGTCAAGGGATTTTTTTGGTTTGTGATAGAATTTTTTAACGTAATGAATGATGTTGATAAAAAAAATAATAAAAAGGAAGATTTAAAAACTACTCATCCAGAACTTTGCAAAGAATGGAACTGTGATAAAAACGAAAAAGGACCTGAATGTTATTCGGCAGGTTCTGAAAAGAAAGTTTGGTGGAAATGTACAGAAGGTCATGAATGGGAAGCAATAATAAATAATAGAAGTAGAGCAAATGGAAGTTGTTGTTCAAAATGTTCGGGAAGATATCCCATTATTGGGAAAACAGATTTAAAAACCACTCATCCAGAACTTTGTAAAGAATGGGACTATAATAAAAATGAAAAAGGTCCCGATTGTTATTCGGCAGGTTCTGAAAAGAAAGTTTGGTGGAAATGTATAGAAGATCATGAATGGGAGGCAATAATAAATAATAGGGGTAGAACAAATGGAAGTTGTTGCCCTTATTGTTCGGGAAGATATCCGATTATTGGAGAAACAGATTTAAAAACAACTCACCCAGAACTTTGCAAAGAATGGAATTATGATAAAAATGAAAAAGGTCCTGAATGTTATTCGGCAGGTTCTGAAAAGAAAGTTTGGTGGAAATGTAAAGAAGGTCATGAGTGGAAATCAAGAATAAACAAAAAAAGTAATGGAAGAAGTTGTCCAAAGTGTTTATATAAATCGCAAACAATAACAGGAGAAATATTAAAAGAAAATTTTTCTAATAAAGAGATAGTTTCATCATATAAATTAAAAAAACCAATAACGAATGAATTTGGAGAGACAATTCAAAAATCAGTAGAAATTGATTTTAAAATTATATTAAACAAAAATAAAATATTTGTTGAATATAATGGAGAACAACACTATAAAGAAAATTCGTTTTTTCACAAGGAAAAAGGTAGATTTAAGAAGCAACAACAAAGAGATCAGTGGTTGAGGAATTATTGTAAAGAAAACAACATTATCTTAATAGAAATTGATGGTAGAAAATATAAAACGAGGCAAGAAATTGAACCTTATCTACTAAAAGAAATGTTTTCTGAGGTCATTCAATTTAGTAGACAAAATAATAGAACTTTATGAAAATTTGTATTGAAAATAAAATAATAGGACATGAAAAGCATTTAGTTTTTGATGGAAAAAAAATATTACAATCTAATTCTATTCCTGACGACTGTTGGGTTTACAACAATAGTGAAAACTACAAGAATAATCTAAAAAAATTATTTCTTGTAAATGGTCTTAAAATTAATGAATCTCCCCGTAGAAATCTAGCCTGGGATAATGTTATTAGTTTATTGGGGTGTGAAGATGAATATATACCTTGGAGAAAATTTATGCCCAAGGATCAATGGATGGAATACGCTCAGAACCTTGTGTCGTCCATGTGGAAAGACTTAAAAGAAATTGGGTGTGAGTATTATGAAAATATATATTGTACGTCTCAAAAGGTTCTGGGGCACCTAAAAAGGTGTTGTATTGATAATGACGTGCTGAATCAATATTTGAGTAATGATAAAGATGTAAACGGGTCCCTAAAAAGCTTTATTCCACTTGAGGATGGTTTGGCTGGGGAAATAAAATATTCTAGAAATACTCTAACTGGTAGAATGAAAATAAAAAAGGGTCCAAGAATATTAACGTTAAAAAAAGAATATAGAAATATAATAAAATCAAGATATGAAAATGGATTGATAGTATCAATTGATTATATTTCTATAGAGCCAAAAATTGCTTTGATTTTAGCAGGTAGAGAGATGAAAGAGGGGGATATATATCAAGACATTTCAAATGAGCTTTTTAATTCTAAAATTAGTAGAGATATTACGAAACAGTTAGTTTTATCAATTTTGTATGGTGCAGGAAAAGAATTGTTATCTAAATCTACAAAAATAGAGAATATTGATTTATATCAATACATTTCAAAAATAAAAGAATATTTTAAAGTACAAAAGATAACAAAAGACTTATTGTATGAATATAATGAATTAGGGTTTATAAGAAATTTTTATGGAAAAATCATTAGAATAAAAGATCCAGCCCCTCACAAGTTATATAATGCGAAAATACAATCAACTGCTGTTGACGCTTATATGTTAGGATTTTCCAATATTAATTTTTCTAATATTGAAGGGGCAGATCCCGTAGCAGTTATTCATGATGATATACTAATAGACGTTAAGAGTAGTTTATTGGATACCCTTAAGGAAGAAATGAATAGAATGAAAAAGATTAAAGGGTTTAAAAACAATTTTGAGGCAAAACATGATATAATTTCTGAAAACTATGAAGAGTCAAGAGATAAAAGAAATTGACAAAATTGAGTCAAATTATAATGTTTATTTAAAATTGTGTGATTCTTTAGGGAATAGAGCAGAAAAATTTAAGGAAATGGTAGAATTTTTTGGAGAAAGATTAGCAATTGCCCCATTCTCCAGTGAATATGGAGGTTCTTATGAGGGGGGGCTTGTTGATTTTTCATTGTCTGTTCTAAAAAGAATGAGAGATGTGGTCAAAGTAACAAAAACAAAAGTAGATAAAAGATCTATGATTATCTGTTGTTTATTTTTTGCTATAGGGATTGTTGGAACAAGAAAAGATGACTTATTTGAAAAATCTGATGCATATTGGACTGAAAGGGGTAAGCCTTACACATACAATAAAGATATTAGTTTTATGGCGACTACTCATAGAAGCTTATTTTTAATCCAAGAGTTTGGAATTAAACTAACAGAAGAAGAATGGTTAGCAATATTATTGTCTTATGGTCCTGGTTATCCCGAAAATCATAGATATCGAATGAAAGAGCCAGATCTTGCAGTTTTATTGTCAAATTGTATTGACATTGTTAGAATTCAAGGAAAAACAAAGAAAAATATCCTTTCTTAATTTTTGTTTTCCATTAAAAGTGAGACTAATTACATTAGTAGTGCCTACTAATAACAAAGTAAAAGATTTTATTTTGCAGAGAACGGCAACGTTTGTATCTCCGGGAGATTATCGTTCAGGAAGGGGAATTGCTGTACCAGGCGGTCCTCCTGAAACTTGGTATGACAAACACACATTAGGAAATGTTCCAAGAGACTTTCCGTCTTCTGGACAGTCAGGAGATCCCTCGTCAGCACCATCAGTTACTATGTCACAAATTCAACAACAACATATGACTGATGAGGATATTGAATATTGGGAGGATGCTGCCTTTGATCCTCCTTATATTGTTAATGGAAATGAAAGTGACATGGGACAATATTCACATCATGTTAGGGAAGTAAAAATGAATAATCTTAGAAAATTAATTAGAAAAATTGTAGAAAGTGCAATGACCGAACTAGAAATAGAAGAAGATGGTGAAAAAACTGATGAAGTTTCAACTCTGGGCGGTGGTGCAATAGCGGGATATACAACCCCTCTTGGAACAGGGGGAAATCAAGACGATGATAGAATAGAAAAGATGGCTAAGTCTTTTGGTGGCGGAAAAATGAAAAAATAAAAAATGTAATAATATTTTTATTTTTTGTTGTAAAATATATTTGCTAAGAAGATAGCAAAACAATAAAAAAAGAGAAAATTTTATAAAATGAAAAGATGTTCAAAGTGTAGTGAAGAGCAGGATTTAAAATGTTTTAGCAAAGACAAAAGCAAAAAAGATGGATTACAGTCTAAATGTAAATCGTGTAATAAAGAATATCAAAAAGAACATCGTCAAAAAAATAAAGAAAATTATGAAAAAAATAAAAAAACGATAAAAGGAAAGAAAAGGTGTTTGAATTGTGGGAAAGAGAAGAGATTAGATTGTTTTTATAAAGACAAAAGCAAAAAAGATGGATTACAATCTTGTTGTAAAGATTGTAAAAAAGAATATTATGAAGAAAACAGAAAAAAGATAAAAGAAAAGAAAAAAGAATATTATGAAGAAAACAGAGAAAAGATAATAGAAAATCAAATTTTTTATTCTAAAAAAAGAAGAGAAATTGATCCAGTTTTTAGATTAATTGGAAATTTAAGAAGAAGACTGAATCTCGTATTAAGTGGCAAAAATAAATCCAAATCAACATTAGATCTTCTTGGTTGTACTGTAGATTATTTAAAAAAACATTTACAAAAACAGTTTCAACCAGGTATGACTTGGGACAATTATGGACTTAAAGGTTGGCATATTGATCATATCATGCCGTGTTCATCGTTTGATTTTTTAGATCCAAAACAACAAAAGGAATGTTTTAACTATAAAAATTTACAACCTTTGTGGGAGGAGGATAATTTAAAGAAGGGAAATAAAATTCTTTGAAAATTCTTGATACATTCTTTATTTTTTGATATACAATATACTTTGCCAAGACGAAGATGGCACAACAATAAAAAAAGAAAGAGGAAAAAATGAAACGAAAAGCATTATTAGACAGATATAAAAGAAATAAAGAACGACAAAGCGGAGAAAAACAAGAGAGACGTAAAAGAAAGTTCAAACCTGAACTTGGAACCAAATATAGAGTTAGGGTTCTTCCTTGGAATCCAAACGATCCACAAGATGAGTGGGATCCGTTCAAAGACATTTCTTTTTATTATAATATTGCAAGATGGGGTATTCCAGCTCCTTCGCAATATGGAAAAAAAGATCCGGTTCAAGAAACGATCGATCAACTTTTGGAAGACGGAATGGCAAAAAACGATCCAGAAGTAAAACGCCTTTATCCACGTAAGAGAACTTTTACGCCTGTTCTTGTAGAAGGACAAGAAGAAAAGGGAGTACAATATTGGGAATACGGAGTAACTGTGGAAAGTCAGCTTCTTGAAATCTTAAACGATGAAGAAGAATATGGAGATCCAATGGACTTTAAAGAAGGTAGATGGATGAAGGTTATGACCAAAAAACCAGAAGGTAAACAATATCCTGAAACCACTGTACAGTGTGGAGGACGACCAACTCCATTGACAAAGAGCAAGTCAAAACTAAATGAATGGCTAGAAAACTTGCCCGATCTTGATGAGGAGTATCCAGTCATGAGTTATGATGAGCTTGAGGGTCATCTAAATAAGATGTTGGGAGAGGACGAAGAAGAAGAAAAGGGCGACGATGACGAGGATGACGACGATAGCGAAAAAATCTCTACGAAGAGTAGTAAAAGCAAAAAGGCAGCAAAGAAAACAGCATCAACAGTTGTTGAAGATGATGATGACGATGATGATGATTTTGATGATGTAGATGAAGCGTTTGCCGATCTTGACGATGATGATGAATAAAAAATAAAAGATGTTGTTAAATTAATGATTGGGGGAGTTATCATGCTCCCCTTAATCATACAGAGAGGCTGTATGGCAAAAAAGAAAAAGGATAAAGAAGAAAAAGGTGTGATTAACGAGAGTATTTCTAATATTGATGAATATTCACAAACATTAATGGACGAATTGAACAAAGAAGAGGGGTCAAAGTTATTTTTGAATTTGGAAAAAGATTCTGCTCCAACTGACGTTAAGTGGTGGGCTTCTACCAGTAGCGATCTTTTAGATTGGATTTGTTCAGGAATTCCAAATGGAGGATTTCCCGGAGGAAAAATTATTGAAGTTTCAGGACCAGAATCAATAGGAAAGTCTCATTTGGCTTATCAAATTGCAAAAAGTGTTCAGGCTCTTGGGGGGATTGTTTGTTATATTGACACTGAAAGCGCAACAGCAAAAGATAATTTGGTGTCGCTTGGGGTTGATTTTACAAAAAGATTTTGGTTTACGCAACAAGATACGATTGAGGCTGTTTTTAGTGCAATGGAAAAATTTGTTAAGAAAACAACTAAAATTCCGGAAAATATTAGGAAAAATGTTCCCCTTTGTGTTATTTGGGATTCTGTTGGGGGGATTGATTCAGTGATGGATTCTGAAAAGGATCTGGACATGGCTCAACAGCCAGGTGTAAATGCTAAACAAATTTCAAGAGGAATATCAAGGGTTCAGAATACAATAGGATTTAATGACATAATGCTTGTCGTTATAAATCAACAATATACTATAATTGGGGCTGAACGATGGGAGAAGAAAACAAGTACCCGCGGAGGAAAGAAGTTGCGATATGCTGCTGATATTAGATTAGAACTTGATCCTCGTTACGGCGGGCAAGCTTATGTTTATCCTGATGAAATGGAACATAAAGAAGCAAGCAAAAAAAATATTCCCCCAATAGGAATTAGAGTTAAGGCAAAGGCAATAAAAAACAAAATAACTAGTCCATTCAGAAGTTGTGAATTTGAAATTCATTTTGGGGTTGGAATAAAAGACTGGAAAGCAAAGTGGGAAATGTTAATTGAGAATTCTCCAGTTGAGTTGAGTGATGGTAGAAGTGTTGAGTTTAGCAATGCTGCCTGGAAGAAAATTATTGTAACTAATGGAGACAAGATTGTATTGGATGATAAGTTTAGAAAGCCTGATATACAAGAAAAATTAAAGGAACATAAAAAAATAGTAAAAGAGTGTGTAGATGCTATTATGAGCAAGAGAATGAAGGCATCTTCTGCCAAGGAGGCGTCTGATCTTAATCCAAATAGTTTTGAAGAGGTTAGAGCAGTAAGGGAATCAGTTGATGAACTTGATAGTGCATTTGAGGAATTGTCATGATAAAAAAACATTTAACTACAATTTTTATAAAAAAATTAGACGAAAGAGCAAAATTGCCAACACAAAATAAAGACGATTCAGGTTGGGATTTATATTCAGTAGCGAGACAATATTTGCTACCACAAGAAACAACCCTAATATCAACCGGAATATCTTTTGCCACAACACCATATTATAAAAACAACCCTTATCTTCCATATTCAATAAATTCGCAAATAAAAGGAAGGTCAGGATTGGCTACAAAGAGTATATTTCCTATTGGTGGAGTAATTGATAGGAGTTATCGTGGGGATTTTAAGATTTGTTTATATAATGGAAGCAAAAAAGGGTATTGGGTTGAAGAGGGAGACAAAGTTGCTCAAATAGTTTTTGAATTAGTGTTGGCGAATACAGATGCTCATGAAGTTTGCGTAAAAGAGGTAAATTGGCAGGAAAAAAGCGAAAGAGGAGATAAGGGGTTTGGGAGTTCCGGACGATAAAGAAACCATCTTATTAATTGATGGGTTGAGTGTTTTTACAAGAAATTATCTTGGTAATCCATTGATGTCTACTGAGGGTGAATTAATGGGTGGTGCTGTAGGAACTGCTTCTTTAGTTTCAAGGATTTCAAGACAGTTAAAGCCAAAAAATATTTATATGGTTTGGGAGTCAGGTGGGTCTAAAAAAAGAAGGGCAATATATCCTGAATATAAGGCAAACAGAAAACCTAAGAAGATGAACAGGTTTTATGGAAAAGACATTCCTGATTCTCCGGAAAATGAAATGCAACAAAAAATTGTTGCTGTAAAATTATTGAAAACAGTTCCGGTTTGTCAGATATACGTTCCCAATTGTGAAGCTGACGATGTTATTGGGTATTTGTGTAGAAATAGATTTAAAAACAATAAAAAAATAATAGTATCTTCTGATAAGGACTATTATCAGTTATTAGATAGTAATACTTGGATTTATTCTCCTGGAAAGAAAATTTTTATTTATGAAGAAGACGTAAAAAAAGAATTTGACATTACAGCAAAAAACTTTTGTGTTGCAAAAGCATTTTGTGGGGATTCATCTGACAACATTAAGGGAATTGATAGGGTTGGTTTCAAGAATTTGCCTAAAAAATTTCCAATTTTAGGAAGTGACCACGAAACTAGTGTAGAGGAACTACTTACACTAAATGAACAAAAGATGGTCACTGATAAGAAAGCGGCTAAATTAAAAATTCATCAAAGAATTAAAAGTAATTCTGATATAGTTAGGAGAAATTGGAAGCTCATGTATCTTGATACGGCGATGTTGTCTATTCAACAAATAAATAAAATAAACAAGATAATAGATTCATATAAGCCAAAGAAGAGCAAATTCAGATTAATCAAGGTAAGGAGAAAATTTCAATTAGAACAAGCAATAGACACAAATTTATTTATGGGTGGATTTTCTCATTTTACGGTGTAAAAATATATGACAATTGACATAGAAGATAATGGTTTAGATGAAGGTGAAGCTATATTTGCCAATTTTGGAGAAGACTTCCAAAAGAAAGTTGTACAAGCAATGATTGTTGATCATAATTGGTCTGAACAAGTTTATGAGATGATGAAGGCTTCATATTTTGATTTACAATATTTACAGTATATTGTTGATAAGCACCTTTCATATTATAAGAAATATGGGGCATATCCTTCTCAAAGGATGCTTAAAACAATAATAAAAGAATCATTAAAAGATGAAGACGATAAAAAATTAACAAAAAAAGTAGTAAATTTTTTCAAGGAGATTAGAAACAATCCTGAATTGTCAGACTTACCATTTGTTCAAGAACAATCTCATAAATTTTGTAAAAATCAAGCATTTGCTGAAGCTATTGAACAATGTGTTGATTTGGTGAAGCAAGGAAAATATGATGAAATAGAAACGTTGTTTAAAAAAGCTGTTACTGTAGGTCAGGAGATTCCAAATGGACATGATTTTTTTAGAGATAAAGAACAGAGATGGTCTGAAGGGCATCGAAGCACTATTCCTACAGGAATTCCAGAATTGGATGACAAAAATGTTCTTGATGGTGGACTTGGCAGGGGTGAGCTCGGTGTTTTTATGGCGCCAAAAGGTGTGGGGAAATCGCATTGGCTAGTACAGGTTGGGGCTTATGCACTATATAAGGGTTATAATGTTGTTCATTATACTTTTGAAATGGACGAAACTAAAGTAGGTAGAAGATATGATGCTTGGCTTACTGGAATAAACAGTAAAGAAATTTGTGAAAGAAAAGATGAAGTAGCTGAAATATACACAAAAGAATTGTTGGTAGAAAAATGTGGAAGGCTTAAGATTGCTCAATATGGTTTAGGTCAAGTTAATTCAACAACCCTTAGGGCTCATTTACAAAGATTAAAATTAAAAGACAATTTTATTCCCGACCTTATTGTTGTTGACTATGCTGACAATATGAGGGCTACAGAAAATTTTGACACCAATCAAACCAGACACGAACTGAAAAGGATTAATCAAAATCTACGTAATCTTGCCAAGGAATTTAATTGTCCTCTCTGGACGGCATTTCAGTCTAATAAGGACGGTTCAAATGGAAGTGATTTAATTATCACAATTCAACATTGTGCAGAAGGATATAGCAGATCAGATGATCCCGACATAATTTTGGGTTTCGGTATGGATCTTAAAAAGAAGTCCTTTGGATTTGGTAAACTTCATATAGCAAAGAGTAGAGATAATGCTGACGGATTATTGTTCAATATGTTTATTGATAGAAGGGTTTCGAGATTCAGAGTGGTATCAGACGAAGAATTACCGGAAGCTTTTGGTGATCAAGAAAAAGAAATAAAAAACAATATAAAAAGGGCTAGAGAAAAAGCAAAAAGTAAAGAATTAAATAAATTAGATTCCCTTGATGGAGAAAAGGTGGTACATTGAACATGAAAAAATATACGAGAGAGGAAGTTAGAAATGCTACATTAGCATATTTTGATGGTGATGAGTTAGCAGCTGATGTTTTTTTTAAATATTGTTTAACGGACGGGAAAAATTATTATGAAAAAACACCAGACGATATGCATAGAAGGTTGGCTAGAGAATTTGCTCGTATTGAATCCAAATATCCAAATGCGATGAGTGAAGATGAGATTTATGGATATTTAAAAGACTTTAGGTATATTATTCCACAGGGTAGTCCAATGAGTGCTATAGGAAATCCCTATAGAATAGAATCAACTTCTAATTGTGTAGTTGTTAGTCCACCGGTTGATTCCTATGGAGGAATATTGTATGTTGATCAACTTTTGGTTCAAGCATGCAAACGAAGGTGTGGCGTTGGATTTGACATTTCAAACATTAGACCAAAAGGACTGCCAACTAAAAATGCTTCTGGGACTACAGATGGAATTGGTATTTTTATGGAAAGATATTCAAATTCTACAAGAGAAGTGGCACAAAGTGGGAGGCGTGGAGCTCTTATGATAAGTTTGAGTGTTCATCATCCAGAAATTAGAAAATTTATTTCAATTAAAGACGATAAAACAGAATGTAGAAAGTGTGGACATGAAGAAAGAACAAGAGTAACAGGGGCGAATGTTTCAGTTAGATTAACAGATGAGTTTCTTAATGCAGCTAAAAATAATAAAAAATTTCAATTAAGGTGGCCAGTTGAAAGTGATGATCCAGACATCAGTGAAAAGTGTGATGCTAAAGAGCTTTGGGACGATATCTGTAAAATGGCTAGAGACTCATCAGAGCCAGGACTAATGTTCTGGAACAACGTTAAGAAATATTGTCCTTCTGAATCTTATGAGGGGTATAGATCTACAAGTAGTAATCCTTGTAGTGAAATCTTTATGGGATCTCCTGACTTAACTGCCGATTCATGTAGATTATTATTGGTAAATTTATTAAACTTTGTTAATAGTCCATTTACAAAAGGTGCAGAATTTGATTTTGAAAAATTCTTTTTAGTTTCTAAAAAGGCACAAAAATTAATGGATGATTTGGTTGACATTGAATCAGAACACATAGATCGTATAATTGAAAAAATTGAAAAAGATCCTGAAGATCCAAAAATAAAACAAATAGAAAAAGATCATTGGATAGGAATGAAAAGAACTTGTGAAGAAGCAAGAAGAACAGGCTTAGGGATAACTGCATTGGGAGACACGATTGCATCATTGGGAATAAAATATGGAACAGAGGAGAGTATAGAGATAGCAGAAAAAATTTATAAAACACTTTGTTTGGGGGCTTATTATTCTTCTTGTGAAATGGCAAGAGACAGAGGTCCATTTAAGATTTATTCTTATGAAAAAGAAAAAAATAATTCTTTTATAAAAAGAGTAATGAAAGAAGACAAGAAGTTAAATGACATTTATAAGAAATATGGAAGAAGGAATATAGCTCTATTAACAACGGCTCCTACTGGAAGCACTTCAATATTAGCAAGAACATCATCTGGTATAGAGCCTGTGTATTTACTAAAATACAATAGAAGCAGAAAAGTTAGGGATGGAGAAAAATATAAAAAAATTGATGCAAATGGGGATAAGTGGATAGAATATGTTGTTTATCATAATGGACTAAAAAAATGGATGGAAATAACTGGAGATAAAGAAATTGAAAAATCTCCTTATTTTGGTTCTACTGCTTATGAAATAGATTGGTTGTCAAGAGTTAAATTACAGGCTAGTTGTCAGAAATGGGTTGATCATAGTATTAGTTCTACAGTTAATCTTCCAGAAGATGTTTCTTGGGAAACAGTACAAGAAATATATGAAGAAGCATGGAAATCAGGGGTTAAGGGGATTACTGTATATAGAGAGGGGTCAAGAGATGGTGTATTAACACAAATTTCCGAAGACAATAAATCAAATGGAATGATGTATGAAGTTATTTTAGAAGATGGAAGCATAGTGTCCGTTGAAGAAGGAACAATTATAGAGTATAACGATAAAAGAATTAAGGTTGAAGATTTAAAAGAGGCTTTAGATTTATGAAATATTTAGTTTGGGATGAGTTGAATTCAGATGAAGAGTGTGCTGATGCGTTTGAGGCTTATTGCCCTGAATATGCAGCAGAAGAATATGCAGATGAAGATTCTGACGGATTAATGGACGGAATTTATGATAATGGACACCCAATTATTGTAAAATGTCCTTCCGGAGAAAAATATAGATTTACAATTTGTGTAGAAGCCGTACCAAATTTTTATGCTACTAAAAAAGAAAAAATATTATGAATAGGAATTAATTTTTTATGAAATTAAAAAAGTTATTGAGAAGATTTATATCTGAAACCATAAGGAAGTGTGGTTCAAAATGGTGTTTATATACTAAAGACGGATCAAAAATATTAGGAAAGCACGACACAAAAAAAGACGCAATAGGACAAGAGAGGGCGATTTACGCTAATGAAAATGAAGAAGATTAAAATCGAAAAACAAATAATATCTTTTCACAAAATTGAAAAAGATTTTCCAAATGAAATAATACACCATTCTTCTCCAAAGAGGCCAGAATATTTGCCGTGTGAAATACACCGATCAAAAATGAAGGGAGAAGAATGGCTTTTTCTTGTTGGTATTTATAATAACAAACCATATGAGTTATTTGGTGGACTATCAGAAACAATTGAAATTCCTAAAAAGTATGAAAATGGACTAATAAAGAAGAGAAGATTTAAGAGTGGTGGAAAATATGACTTGATTTTGGGGGATGGAGATGATAAGTGGGTAATCAAGGATGTCGTCAAGACTTTTGACAACGGAGATCATTCAGTTATGACAAGAATGATAAGCTTAAGTTTAAGACATGGTATTCAAATAAATTTTCTTTCTGAACAATTAGGAAGAGATAAAGATGCAGATTTATTTAGTTTTAATAAAACCATAGCAAGAGTATTAAAGAAATACATTGAAGATGGAACAAAAGTTAACAAAAAGTGCGACAGTTGTAGTGGGGAAAATATGACTTATCAAGAAGGTTGTTTATTGTGTTTAGATTGTGGGTATTCTAAATGTGGGTAAGTAATTCATTAGAGTATTTGGGTTATCACCTTATTTTAGATGGAATTATAAAAAAAGACTCAATTGAGAAAGCAAGAAATGAAAAATTCGTTCTTGCTTTTTTTGATGATGTTACAAAAAAAATAAAAGAAAAAATAAAAACAAAACCACAAAGAGACATAATGTCACGTAATAAAGTTAGAACATTTTGCTTTTTAGAAAGTGGACATATTAATGTTTTGTCTGATTTTGATACGAGAAGATTTAGTATAGAGATATTTTCAGAGAATTTATATGATAGGGATCAAACTACGGATTATATACTTCAGTATATTGGAATTGAAAAAAAATGGTCTCATTTTATCCATAGAATGTGGATTGAATGAGCTATAATATTTCATGATTATAGAACGGAACCATTCAGAAGAACAATACTTAGATCTTTTGCAAAAAATACTTGATAATGGAATAGAAAAGGGAGATAGAACAGGTACTGGAATGTTAGAGTTATTTGGTCCACAAATGGAATTTGATCTATCTAAAGGATTTCCTTTGTTAACAACTAAAAAAATGTTTTTGAAAGGAATAATTCATGAATTGATTTGGTTTTTAGGGGGAGATACAAATATAAAATATTTAAATGATAATGGTGTGCATATATGGGATGAGTGGGCAGACGAAAATGGAAATTTGGGACCAATATATGGATCACAATGGAGAAATTGGGGAGGAGTAGATCAGATAAGTAATTTAATCAATGAAATTAAGAACAGTTCTGATAGTAGGAGAATGATAGTTTCAGCATGGAATGTTAGGGAAATTCCAAATATGAAACTTCCTCCTTGTCATTGTTTATTTCAAATGAACGTTCAAAATAACAAATTGCATTGCAAATTATATCAACGAAGTGCTGATATGTTCCTTGGTATTCCTTTCAATATCGCCAGTTATGCACTTTTAACAATGATGATAGCTCAAGTCTGCAATTTGAGTCCTGGAAAGTTTATTCATTCTTTGGGTTCGGCACACATTTATCTTAATCATCTTACTCAAGTAAAGCAACAATTAGGAAGAGAACCATATCCTATGCCAACAATGAAAATAAATCCTGAAGTTAAAGATATAAAAGATTTTAAGTTTGAAGATTTTGAATTACAGAACTATAAATGTCAATCTAGAATAAAGGCTCCAATAGCAGTATGAGATATGTAGAATTTTTAAGGGTATAAAAATAATGAAACTAAAAGACTTTATAAAAAAACTTCAAAAATACGAAAAAGAAATAATCAGCGGTAGTCCTCATAGGTCATGTGGAAATATCCAATTTTGGTTAGAGGAACCGGAAAGGAGTGAAGAGATAAATAGTGCAATATATGATGATTTTGATTTAGAATTTACTGAATTAGACATAACCAACACTCCTTGTGGTTGTGAGTGTGATTTGGTGGTTAATTTAAAACTAGTAAAGTAAAAACAGAACAAAAGGAATAAAAATGTTAATATCACTTATTGTAGCAATGTCAACAGAAAACAGGGTTATAGGAAATGACAATGACATACCGTGGAATGGTAAGTGTCCATTAGATTTTAAATTTTTTAAACTTAATACAAAAGGAAAATCTGTTGTTATGGGAAGAAAAACCCACGAATCAATTGGGGGTGTGTTGCCAGACAGAAGAAATATTATAATGACTAGACAAAAAAAATATGAATCTCCAGACTGTTTAGTTGTTTCTACTTTGGAGGACGCAGTATATTCAGCGAGCCACAAATTTGGATCTTCTGAACTTATGGTTATTGGGGGTCAAGAAATTTATCGTCTTTTTCTTCCAGTGGCTGGTAAAATATATCTAACACACATAAAGGAAAAATTTGAAGGAGATACTTTTTTCCCACAGCTAAATGATTTATGGAAATCAACCCTTAAAACACCTTGGTTTAAGAATGAAAAAAATATTCCTCATAGATTTGAAATTTTAGAAAAGAGTCGTTAATATGTCAAAACCAAAGATAATAGTAATAGAAGGTCCTGATAAATTAGGGAAACAAACGCAAACGAAATTGTTGTTAAGTGCATTGAGAGATTTGGACTTAGATGGTGATTCAGTAGAAATACCATATAATGATGGTTATATATATAAAAAAATATATAAGATGCTTGAGAGTGGAGACGCTTCAAAATACCCAAGGATTTTTCAGACTCTACAATATGCAAATAGGCTTTTATGGCAAAATGAGAAGTATAAAGATTATGAGTGTTGTGGAACAGAATTTTTGATACTTGATAGATGGACAGTTTCGGGATGGGTATATGGAAAGGCTTCTGGGTTGAGTGACAATGTTCTTAATATGTTGTCAGAGGATTTGGTAATACCAGATTTAGTGTTTGTTTTTAAGGGTAAATCGTTTAAAACAAAAGATCGTGGTGACGATTGTTATGAGTCAGATAATGATTTTCAGTTTAAGGTTAGAAATTGTTATAATGATTGGCTTAAAAATAATAAAGATATTGGGGTGCCAGTAAATGCAAATAGAGATAAAAAGATAATTTTGTCTGAATTGGTTGAAAAATGTAAAGAAATACTAAACGAACAATAGGGACATGTGATAGCATATATTAAAATGATTTGCAAAGACTGTAAAGGAACAGGGATTTATGTTGGATTATTTGAAAATGGTCCATGTTTGACTTGTTGTGGAGGGCAGGAAAGAAAAGTTGTTGAAGAAAAGTCAACAATGCTGGAATTTCCAAGAGGAACTAAAGTTTGGGTAATGAATCCTGAAGAATTGGATATAAAAGATTTTGATTGGGGTAAAGCCATTTTTCATAGGGAAAATGATTTGCCAGCTGTTGAATATTCAGATGGTGAAAAATGTTGGTACAAAGAAGGAAAAATACATAGAGATAATGATTTGCCAGCTATTGAGTGGTTAGACGG